TGCGTCGGCGTACTTCTCGTCGACCTCGGCCGATGCCAGTCGGGCCCCCGTGTACGCCAGCCACCCCGTCAGGCTCGTGAACAACATCATCAGTTGGCTGTCGTCCAGGTCCGTCGGATCGGCCGGGAGTGCGGGGATGGTCTCGTCGGGGCGTGCCGGTAGGTCGATGTCCTGCGCCCTCAGACGTTCCGCCGCTCCGGCCGAGGGGCCTACCAGATCCCAGTTGCTTCCCGCCTTCGGCTTCTGGCGGCGTGTCACTTGGCGGCTCATTCTGGTAGCACGCGGTTCGATACGGACAGCCCTTGCATGTCTTGCTCTCCTCAGTTAGTTCGGGTGGCCGAGAGACAACCAGCCCCTTGCTCAGCGCGTACTTGATGTCCAAAGCCTTGTCAAGCAGAGGCTCGGCAATACGTGGGTTGTACTTTATGTTGAACTCTTTGGTCAACTGGTTTGACTTGTATTCGTAGATGAAGATCACCCGGTCATACGGGAGGCCCATCATCTCTTTGGCCAAGGCGAGGTAGATAGCCGTCTGCCTGATGTGTCCTGGCAGAGGTCTCTTCAGGTCCCTCCAGATACCATCAAGGTCGTAGATTTTCTTGCCGTCGACGGTTTCCTTGTGGTAGTCCCTCAGCAGGCCCGGATCCTCCAGTCGAAGCGTCCCCTGGCCTATTGACTTTATTTCTACCAGCGCGTTGAGATCGGGGATGGCCCCATCCTCGTGGCCAGCGATGAGGTACTTATCCTCACCATCGAGAGGTACCTCCTTATACTTAAGGAAGGTCTTTGGCCCCCCGCATCCCGGGCAACTAGTGGGTGAGGTAGCAAACCACGAATGAAGACAGTAGACGCACTTCCACCGTCCCCATAGCCTGCCCATATCCCATAGGCGCCGCTGCCACTTGTCATGGATGGTGTGGCCCTCGTCGAATATGTTCTCCAGCACGTGGCTATGGGCCTTCTGCGGGTTCGTCTCCTTGGCCCCAGCCAAACGGTAGTTCGACTGCCGGGGGCACCAGTCCGAATGGGCCATCTCCGAGGGGTGTAATACGTCCTGGCGACGATCAGAGGGCTGGTCGATACGATCGATCAGGAACTTCTGGACGTCACGCAGCAGAATCGAAGGGCTCTTGTTGATCTCCGCTAAGTCCAGCAGCCTTCCTTGCGGCTTGACGAGTCTCGATTTCTTCGAGGACGAACTCAAGGGGCGGGGCACTCTCGAAACTCCATTCTGCTCTGGGCACGTTCCTTCTCATCCAATGTCGCTGCTCGGAATACAGGCCACCCCATATCCCGTAGTGCTCATTGTTTACTGCCGCGAACAACAGACACTGGTGCCTTAGCGGGCAGATAATCCCGTCGTTGTCTCCGTTACAAACCTGCTTCGACTCATCCATGTCATTGAACCAGGGGTCGCGTTCCTCGGAGCCCGGAAATCTTAGGCACTTAGCAGCCTTTTTGGGGCGCCCACCCCCGTCCCAGTGAGGCGCGCGAACGCGCAAATGCATGACCACTAGATCACACCCACTTCAGCCAAGGACGCAGAGCGCTCGTGAGTCCGGATACGATGGCAGTTAGCACAAACTACCTCGCACTTAGCGATTTCTGCCTCTATTTTCTCTCGGGACCATCTCAGGGCAACGGCCACCGATATACCAATATCCTTGGTGAACTGAGGAAGCTGATCAAAGTCCATGACGTAATGGGGGTACCACAGACCACAGTCAGTGCAGGGGGTTCCCTCCTTAATATCACGAAGCCACGCTACTGTCCGCGCCCTCGTCGCATTTTGTGCGTCACAATGTTTACGCTCCAGGGCTTCATAGTGTTCAGGGTGACTGATCTTGTACTCCTGGCGGTAGGAATGCTGGCATCCTTTACACCGATTTTGATAACCGTTGCCGCTTTTGTGGAATTCTGATATCAACTGCCAGTGCTTGCCGTAGGAGCACCATTTTGCATCTTGGTAAGCCATTTACTGACTCTTCAATTCATGGGTCTCGCGTAAGGCTTCCAGTTCACTCCGCTGCTCTCGGTAATCCACTTCACGAACTAAGACGAACTCTTGGCCGCTGAATGAAATTGTGAAGATGATGTCCCGCCCATCCATGAGTGCAATCTTCTCGGCCTTGAGCAGGTCATCCAACTTCAGGCTGTATGACTTGGCGTCGGTGTACTTGGCCTCAATGCTGAGAGTGGGTGTCTTGACATCGTTCTTGTGTACCCAGCCGTTTCCACTGCCCGGAGTTACTCGCCCGCCATACCACTTGGCAAGCCGAGCCTCCTGCTTCTGGGACTTCTTCAGACTGCTTATGCTCACGAGTCATCCCGGCGATCAATGGCCTCAACCCACGCAGAGGCCACGGCAGCAACCTGAAGCAACTCGGTGCGCAACTTACGGGGGTCATACTCAGCGAATGCTTCCTGGACCTCTTCGTCCAAAATGTCCCGCCATGTGACTGTGCCCGCCTTTGCATGCGCGTCCGTCAGCCACCTCGCGGTGTTGGCGTTGTGGACGTTCTGATCGCGGCCGTCCGTCCCGTTCGGGTGATTCTGCTCATGCCACTTGGCATTCTGCGCGCGCCGCTCTTCGAGCACCTCGCTGGCGACCGTGTAGGTCTCAGGAGCCAGGATCCTGCCCTCCAGGGCCGTCACGTAGGTCGATTCACTCATTGCTTCTGCTCCTCGTTTGTTTTCCTGCGGCGTGTGACCTTCTTGACACCCGCAGTCTCAGCAGCCACAACATCATCGTCGGTTAGGTCTCGCTGGATCTTTGGGTCTTTCAGCGCGGCGTAAACAGCGGTGGTAACCTGTTCCTGTAGGTCTACATCGGAATACAAAGCCTCATCCATGTCAGCGTTTCCCTGCCACCGATAGAGAGGCTTTCCTTTCTCATCCACCTGACCATTCTCGAAAGAGAAGTAGGCCCCCCGGCGTTTGATCACGTCAAACAGGATGCCCATGATCTTGATTTCCTTGATCGCGTCATAGTCTCCACGTTTGAATCCCCTGACCGGGGCGTCACGGAAGTAGAAGTCCACACTGGCTGTCTGCTGAGGGGCTGATGACTTGTTCTTGATCGTCTTTACCTTGATGGTCTGCCCCACATTGACCTTCAGGTCTTTACCGGGAACAGCCTCCTGTATCCATTCGGCTCGGCGGACGTCGACAATGACATAGAAGGCATAGTTCTTGGCCTTTCCACCGGGTGTAGTCTGCGGGGTTCCCTGAGGTGCCCAGACTCCTATCGCGTCGCGATACTGGTTGATGAAGAACCCGATGAAGGGTCTCTCGGTCTCGTCGGTGAGCGATCGCCTTGCAGCCCCGGCCTTGCGGAAGAACTTTCCAGTGAGACGAGCGCCAACCGCAACAACGGCGTCGTCCATGCCCTTCTCGGCCTCCTCATCGGCCACCAAAGCCGGGTAGGAGTCGAGCACGATGGCATCCACACTCTTGGACTGGGCAAACAGCAGCATCGTCTCGTAGGCCTCTTCCATGCCCTGTGTGGGATGGACTATGACCCGGGAGTTGTCGACACCAAGGGCCTCGGCCTGATCTGTGTCATAGTGCTCGGCTGCGATCCACAGCGTCGTGAAGTTCGGGTCAAGGGCTTGGTTGGCCGCTAGGGTCTTGTAGACAATCGCGGACTTGCCGTGGCTCTCGTGGCCCCGTACTTCTATCCACTGGTTGGCTGGCCAGCCACCGCCAAGGGCCACATCCAACGACAGGGAGCCGGAGGGAAATCGCTTAGCGATCTTGATGTCAGACCCGAGGATAATGGCCCCCGCGCCATACTCCTTGTTGACAGCCGAAATCAGAGCACGGGCATCAGAATTGATCGTCATACCGTCCCAGAGAGCCGGTCGCCCGGGTCGATGGTGACCGTGACGATCTCGGGGCTGCCCATGTCGGCCCAGTCGTCAGCGCGGATCAGGAGCCAGCGTGGGTTGACTGGTTCGCTGAACGACTCAGCGAACTTGGCATCCTCAACGTTCGCGCGGATCAAGTGCATGATGACGCGCTGACGTGTCAGTATGGGCAAGATGTTCTCCTAGGGTAGAAACCAGAACATAGAAACCGTATCTTGCCAAGCGCTTCCATGTCCAGTGGAGTATCAACTACCCCAGGATGTTTCTCAGAGCCTGCTAGCCGTGACGGTGTCGACCATCCCAGTTACCGGTAGAGAGCACTGCTGCTGGGCCGACACCACGAGCGCCTGGGTCTCCCGGTCATAGGTACCGGTCACCCGCCCCTTCAACTTGCGCTGCACTAGTTCCACGTCAGTCCCCATGCTGCCAACGGTTAGGATGCGCTGAAACCAGCCGTAATCACTCAATGTCTATGTACCGCTTTCTTGGGTCAGTAAGTTGCTAAATATGGGCGATGAAGGTCTTGGGGTGGAAGTTATTGATGCTTCCTTTTCCGCCGCCTGAGGCCACCTGCATGGTGGGCGCTGCGGGGGCCGCTCCCGAGGGAATTCCCGCTCCAGCCAAGGCTTGCTCGAAACGACTATTATATCCGCATTCAAAGCAGCGCTCGTAGTTGTTGCTGGGCCCAGTGCGGCCGTAGTTCCCCCCGCCGCAGTCCGGACACGTGCCAGCGTTTCTTGACGCTAGAGGCTTCCTGGTATTTACCTCCACCGGCTGCTCGGTCTGCACAACCGCTGCGGGCTGCTGCTGGCCATTCAGGAGCGGGTTGGAGAACCATGCGCCCTGAACCTGCAAGGGCACCGCAGGGGTCTCCACGGGGGCCTGCGGGGGCCCCCCGGCCAGACGGGTAGCCCAGAAGTTCATGGCAGTGTTCCTTCCACAACGCCTCGGCCGGTCTTGAGGATTCCAAGGTCGAGCATCTGCACGATCACCGATCGGGTAACCGCTAGGTTTGCCGAGGTCATAGAGCCAAGCGGGACCATACACGCATCGTCGGCGGACCAGCCCCCATGGAGCATGATAGTCTGCTGCACGAGGTCGGATGCTAATGCGGTGAACAAGTCGATCGAGGGCAGCAGCGTCCGTGCGTTCCCCCTCCGCTCCTCCCCAGCGGCCTTCTCCATGGCCGCGACCTCTTCTGACCCGGGGAGCATACCCAGGCTACCGAACCACACATTGTGCTTGTCGGCCGGAACAAGATCCTCGGCCATTCTGGTTCGCAGCATAGGTATACTAAGGTACTCGGTACCCATATTCTCGGCCACGGTTTCTCCACTCATTTGGTCAGAGCCTCTTTGGCTCGCTTACGCAAGTACCCTTCTCGGGCACGTCTCGTGAACCAACCATAAATGATAATCACTTGGCATCAGCCCAACGCTTTACGACAGATAGATCTATGGTCATCGGTACTGACAGCAAGGCCTGTATCTCCTCACCCAGCATTGCCTCTCGCATAAGGCGGGAGCCTTCCTCCACCATACCGTCCGGGCAGGTCATAACAAGTTCGTCATGAACGGACAGGATCAACTTCATCTCCGGTGGCAGGCTGGCATGAAGCCGGATCATGGCGAGTTTGATCAAGTCGGCGGCGCTCCCCTGAATCAGGGAGTTAAAGGCTTGTCGCTCGGCAGCCATACGCTGACCCCTATCCGCACGGAACAACGCGGGTATACGGCGCTTACGGCCGAGCAGTGTCCGCAGGTGCGCCGGTCTCCTAGACTTGGCCACCCGGATCACAGCCTCCTTGAACGTATAGATCTCGGGGAACTCCCGCTGGTGAATAGCCAGGAACCTCTTGGCCTCCTTCACCGTGATGCCCGCCATAGATGCAACCTTGTCTGCACCACTGCCGTATATCACCGCGAAAGAACAGCCCTTAGCCACAGCACGCATAGGCTTGGTCACCTCTGCGAAAGGGACACCGTAGAGTTTGCTAGCCGTCAACGTGTGGGCATCTACACCTGCAGCGAACCCATCTACCAAAGCCTTCGCATGACAGAAGTGCGCCGTGATCACAACCTCTATCTGGCCATAGTCAGCGACGATGTCACTCTCACCCTCGGGAGAGACAAACAGTCCTCGAACTCTACGGCCAAGATCAGTACCTGCGGTCGGTATGTTCTGAAGGTTCGGAGTCCTGCAGGAGAAGCGGCCAGTCACAGTTCCATACTGAACCAGATCGGCATGGATGCGCCCGTCATGTATCCGGCAGGGCTTATCTTTGTCCTCCGGATCCCCAAGATAACCAATGACGTAGGTATTGAGCAGCGTGGAGATTCCCTGGAAGTCGCCAAGTGCCTTAACCACAGGATTGTGGGGGAAGTGTTCGAGTGCTTCCGCGTCGGTAGAGGGTTGTTTGGTAGGCGTGAACTTCTTTGGCTTAAGGCCTTGCCCACCATTCTCCTTTGAGGAGAATAGAACCTTAACCTTCTGCTGGGGTGAGTTGATGTTGAATCTCTGACCCGCAGCCTTGTAAACATCAGCCTCAAAACCAACAAGCCGCTCCGAAAGGTCTTCCTTCAGAGCCAGCAACGCATCTACATCGACCCGGGCCCCCTCCATATTCATATCACACAGGACTGGGAGCAAGTCCATCTCTAAGGCGTATATCTGGTCGAGGTTATCCGCCGTTATCATTGGCGTAAATTTCTTCCACAAGAGGTAGGTGAACTTCGCATCGAGGTAGGCATACCTAGCCACCTTGTTGAACCCGTGGATCTCGACACACGTACCTACGTTCTCCTTGTCATAGTCGGCCCCGTAGTACTTCTTTACCATCTCTTTCAGTTTCTTCGACTTAATGTTCTCGTCGAGGAGCCACTGCATGACGATGGTGTCCGCGTACGGTCCTGGAGCAATCGCACCCCCGAAGTACTTTGCGGTGACAACTAGGTCGAAGGTGGCATTCTGGGTGATCTTGATCTTGTCCGACATGAAGAGAGGTTTGACGATGCCCCAGACCTCGCTGGGGCGCATCTGCGGCGGTGGGGCGTCCCACACGGCCGGGAACTGGTCGAACTTCCCGGTGACCTTGTTCTTCTTGCGGGTAGCACGTGAGATCAGACGGGATCCGTTGGGGTGGCCCATAGGGACGGATACGGCCATCCCATCCGTGGCCAAGGACAGCCAGGAGACGGGTGCGAGAACCGGGACGCCTCGGTTGGGCCCCGTCGTTTCCGTATCGAATGCATAGGCCTCCTGCTGCATAAAATAGTCAACAACAGAATGAAGATGCTCTGGAGTAGTAACAGTATTGCTACTTTGTCTCACAGCGCGGGCCCTTCATGTCAGAGAACACCACCCGCCCGGACAGTCAGGGGACAGGCGGGTGGTGCTTGCCTAATAGTCCCCGCACCTCAACCGCCTGATCTGCGACTGAGATGAGGGGCGCTTCAGTCGCCGAGAATTTCGTCAGCGATCTCAGTCAGTTGGTTCTTGCTGTGGTACTCCACGACGTCCGACCCGTATGCCTTCGCATCGAATCCGTCGATCTCCTCCTTCGACAGAGGCTCAATGTCCCAGTCCGCCTCGACATCGCGCTCCTTGACTGGGGTGACCACGTAGACAGTCTTGGTTCCCTTTCCGGACTTGGAGACTGAGAAGTAGATGTCGTCCCGGTTTATCGGGCCGACCTTCTTGTCCTTGTTGAGGTTCTTCAAGGTGGTGGCCACCCGGCTGCCTACCGTCCAGAGCACGTTTACCGGCTTGTCAGGCTCGGTGAAGTCAACGACGTTGAAGAGGATCTTGGCGCTGGGCGGATCCCCGATGTCCTCACACAGGGGGCACCCATCACCGAGGCAGATCCAGGACTTCTTTCCCTTGCGCTCGACCCAGTGCTGCTTGTAGACGGCAAAGGGCGCCTCGTCGAGGAAGTGGAGCAGAATTGCCTCGTCGGTAACTTCGAGTTCATCCGGGAAGTCGTCGCTCTTGGCCGCGTCTGCGGCGTCCCAGCCGCTAGCCACCTTGGGCTTTACCGGCTTGTCCTTGGGCGCAGCCGTCCGCCGACGGGCTCGTGGGGCGCTGTCTTCGGAGTCCTCAGGGGTGGGGGTACTAGCAACATCATCCACAGGCTCATACTTCTTCGCCGTAGCGGAGTCGGCGGAACGACGACGGACAAGGGCTCGTGCCATAGTGGTCTTATTCTCCTGTGTAGCGGTAATCGGCGATGAATGAACCGCCTTGGGTGGCGGCTGCGGCTTCGGTCATCTCGTCTTCGAGAAGACGGTCGAGCGTTTGGTTGGCGAATTCTTCCAACGGCATGCCTGTTGGTGCATCAGCAGCAGTGAACTCAATATCGGCCCCGAACGTGATGTTCTCGTACTTCCGAGGCTGGACCGAGAGATGGCGGGAACGGCGAATGATCATCCGGCAGCCTCGGCCCGCCCCTGCATACGCACGATGGAGGCGGCATCGAGAAGGGTCTTCGGGTCGAACACGAGCAACTTGGTGAGCACATCGGTGACGGTGTAGCCGTTGTTGACCTCAGCGGCGATGGCTTCTCCGAGGATCAGCCCCTGCTGATGGTTGTTCCGTGTGTCAACCTGCTGGTTGGGGTTAGATAGCACTGGTTCCTCCTGCTAGTTTCTTGAACAGTTCAATTGACCGTGCGGTGAACTGCGTCCCGCCAATTGCGCGTTGGTGACTTATGAGGATCCCTTCCTCAACCGCCAACTTAACCAAGCCTTCTACCTGTTCCCTGGAGTACAGGCGCCTCCGGCCATTCTTGCTTTCCGAATTGATCTGATAGGTCGCCTTCGGAATAATCCCCTCCCGCTCCCACAAACGCAGGGTAACGGGACGACGGCCAAGGGCCAGGGCGAGGTGACCAATGGTGAAGAACTCGCGCTCAACCCCATTGACCTGATACTTACGGGGATGCCTGTCCCACTCGGGGTCAATGCCGATGTGGTGCGTCCGGCTATCCACCGAAGGGTGGTTAGAGTGCCGCACGATCGGATGGCTGGAGCCAGGATAGAACTCCGTGCTGGTGGTCATCGGCGTACTACCGTCAACTGGAAGTCCCCGCCTACGTGAGCGAGCGAGTCCAGGTAGTCCCGGACCTTCTCCGAAACGTCGTGCTCGGCCAGCATTAGGACGCACCCGCCGACACCGCCGCACACATTCCTGTCCGGGTGGACCGCGTCGTGGGCCACGACTATCTCAATGTAGTCGAGCACCGCGAGTGACGCGTTCTCTTCCAGAAGCCCTGGAGTGGTGCTCATCAAGAGGCCAAAGGTTTGTATGCATAGGTCTCATGCTCGACAAAGAGTGAGTCGAGTTCATAGTCGGTGATGAGTTCCTGCTGGTTCAGGACGTAGACCTCGTTCTGGTCTAGCACTGTGACCCAGGAGACAACGGCCTCAGGAACGACGTGGGACTTGCTGTCATCAGTGAAGAGGCGGACGTCGTGCCCACCCCCACCTACGCCGAACCTAGACTCGGTTGGCATCGTTGAGTTGATGGTCACGATCGTGCGCTGCACTCTGGACAGCAGACCCTTGGGGCTGAGCAGTGCTTCAGCAGCCTCCTCGTCGAATGAGGTGGACACCCTGCGCTCACGCTTGACGCTGCCGAACTCCTTGCCCGCTACCACGACAGGAGTCGGGAGGGCAAGCGTCTTGTGGCCCTTCTCATCCACCTCACCATGCTTGTCGAGGTAGGCCAGGATCTCATCACGAAGGTGCTCGTAGCGTGTCTTGAGGGCTTCGGACTCCGCCTTGCATACGAGGTGCTGAGTGATCTTTCCGAAAATTCCAGCGGCGTTGCGCGGGCGGGTGGTCCGCCGGGACACGGTACGGGTCGTGGTGTTAGGCACTTCTCTCCTTCAATCTCGCTCCGTAGGAAAGAGCGTCATGGTCTGTCTGGTCCGGGCGCAGGCCCGTCTCCTTGGTGTTCTCATAGACGGTGATGATGGTCATGGCCCCCGGATCACACACGGTCACGATGCCCCCACGGATCCTGCGCAGTTGGCCGGGGAACCTGAGACTCTCGTAGGAGATGCTCGGGTTGTTAGCAGCCTCAAGCACGCCTTCGAAGGAGAATCTCTTGGATTCGGTCTGCCTCTTGGCGTGGGGGCTCAGTGAGTAGTAGTCGGGGCGCTCTTTCACAGGAGTGGTGGGCTTGCGCTGTGGCATCTGACTAGGTGACGGTGCAGGCATCCGAGTCGACCCTCCCTTTGGTGTGGTGTGTTCACCAACCGTATCGGAAGAACCGGTTCCATGCAACCGCTACGTACCAAGTGCTCCCAGCAGGTGCTCGGTCAGGGAGCCCACCTCGTTGATGACCCGTCCCTTGTCATCGGCCCCCTCGTTGTCGAGGATTGCTGATCCGACCCGCCTCTTGTGGGCGATGAGTTCGTACTTGCGGGGCTCAGTGGTGCCTCGGGTGATCAGGTTGCGGACGTAGATGTTCTCGAAGGTGGAGGCTGCCCGACTATGCCTCGCGTTGATCTGGTCAACTTTTCCGGATGACCATGCGAGGTCGTAGTTGTAGAGGTAGTTCGCCATGAATAGATCCGTGCCGAAGGCTCCAGCGTGGCTGCAGATGAAGAGCCTGCAGTTAGGGTCGTCTCGGAACTTGGCCACCGCACCAGCCTTGGCGGCAGCGTTCATGCCCCCGTGGTACTGCACCGACCCAGCCAGGGATCCCAAAGCCTCATCAATGGCATCCAGCGCGTGCCTAAAGAAACTGAAGATGATGATCTTGTTCTCAGGATCATCGAGCAGCACATCCTGGACATCCTCCTTCAGCACCGCCAACTTAGGGCTGTGTAGCAGGTCATCTAAGAGCCCGGACTGCCACACCTCATAGCAGTACTTGGACCCCTGCCAGTTGGCCCGTGCAACCCCCGCCTCCTGCTGCTCCAGGGACTCCTCATAGTCCATGCCGGAGGCAACTATGAGGTCCGGGTGGTCGAGAAGCATGTCCAGGGCCTGCATTCGGGCCATGATTCGCCCCTGCTGTGAGTTCTCATTCTGCTGCTGGCCGCTGTAGTAGGCTGTCAGGTCGAACTCTGTAACCTGCCCGGGCTTCTGCAACTCGGTAAGGAGTTCTTTAGAGAGCGTGTTATATACGTTACGGCTCTTCTTGTCGAGGTCGACGTAGAGGTTGGACTCCTGTGTCTTGGGCAGGTACTTGGCCACCTCGGGGTCACGACGTGTCTTTCGTACCATCACCTCGGCCAGTTTCGCGTGGAGCACCGGCAGATTCTTGTACCTCTGCACTCCCCCGTAACCATTCCTCACGATATAGGTGTTGTCGAAGAGGTCGAATCTCCCAAGAACTTCCGGGTCAACCCACTGCATGATCGAGTACAACTCCTCAGGCTTCCCGTTCTCTACAGGAGTTCCAGTAAGGCCGAAGCGGTAGGGGGCACTTAGTCGCTTGATCTTGCGGGCTCTCTGCGCCTTGAAGGTCTTGATGGCTGTTATCTCGTCAAGAAATATGGCCTCTGGCTTAATGCGCCGGACGTTGTTCCAGTCGTTTACCACATTCTCATATCCGAGGATGATGTAGTCGGGGCGATTATCCTTGATGAATTCATACTGCGCCGCTCGTTTTGCTTTAGATCCATCAATGACAATTGCATGCTCATCAATTGGAACTATAATTTCCTGCTTAATACCCTCTAGAGTTAGTTTCTTTACGCAGGTATCCACATCAACAGCCCGGGCAACCTGCTGAGCCCATTGCCATTTAAGCGAGGAGGGAACCACAAGAAAACATGTCTCTACTCCAGCGTTGGCAATTAGTTCCTCCATAATTGCCAGCGCTATTATACTCTTACCCAGCCCCATGCTGTAGGCAATCAGCAGGTTGCCTCTCGCTAGGGCGCTATCTACAGCGCCCTCCTGGAATGGGTAAAGATCTACGCTTAACATGTCAGAATCGCACCAGCGTACTTGAAATAGCAGTGTCTACGCTGTGTAGAATCTGCTCATCCGTCATGTTACCGGGGTCTTTTATGCCCTCATCAAAGTCTGCGTAGTTGAGGAACCTTAGGATCATGCTCTTGCCATAGGTGTCATTCAGCCAGCGAGAGTAGGTCGTACCATCCTTGTCGTTGTCAAGGCCAACAATGCACTCATCGGTAATCGCCTGTATGATCTTCATCTGGGCTTCAGACACGCCAGCACCAAAAGAGGACAGCCCTCCCTCTACACCGGCTGTGAATATGCGTGGGACATCCAGAGGAGACTCAATAATGATCGCCGGGCCCTCCACGAACTGCTCCAAACCAAAGAGAGTCTTGGACTTCGTAACCTCCTTTGGGAAGTTGCGGAAGTACCGCTCGTTCTTTGCCTGCCAGCCCCAGAGTTTCCCGGTGTTAGGATCCCGGATGGGTGTGATCCAGTGTTCCTTGGCCGAGTCCCAGAGGATCCCGTAGTGCTGAACGGATGCCAGTGACAGACCCCGCTTGGCCAGGGCCTCGGCCGGGGGGTCAACGAAGAGTGCCAGTGAAGCCTCGTTGATCTGCAGGGTGGTGTCTCGGGTCAGTAGCCTCAGGCCCTTGGACTCGTCGAGTGTGCGCTTTACCCTCTCGATCCCTCCCCGGGCGCGGATCCACCCGACAGCCTCATCTCGGCCACACTTGAGCATGTACTCCACGAGGAGAACGAAGGGTCCTCGATACCCGCAACTAAAACAGTTGAAAACTGATTCGGACACATTGACGCTGAAGGAGGGGTGCCCGTCTTCCTTGCCGGTTCGCTCTAGGTGGGCGGGGCACTTGGCCAGGGCCTCGTCCCCGGTGACCCGGAGCACCTCGACTCCCAGTTCCTCCAGAGCAGAGAGCACATCTCCAGGTATTGGGGTATCCTCCCAATCGTGAGTTTCCTTGCGCTTAGAAGGTCGTCTTCGAGTCATCCCAGTCACCTGTTCCCGCGTCCGCGAATGGGTCACCCTGAAGTTCCTCGAACACCCCCAATTCCCAGTTCCACTGGATGAACACCTCCATCGGTGGGCAGTTACGCGACAGCACAACCTTGAGTTTGTTGATCAGGCCGTCATCCGTAGGCTCAATGCCAATGACGGTGTCTGAGTCCTGAGCAAAACTACTAGAATATCCAATCGAATTAGAGGTGATCCCCTTCTTCTTATCCATTTTCCATTCCAGAACCTGTGAGGAAATGACAGTGGGGATCTCTTTGTTCTGTGCCAACTTCTTGAACCCACGGGTTAAGTTAGTCAGTGACTGCGAGGTGTTATGCTCCCCTGTTATCTCATCCATCATCAGGTAAATACCATCGACGAAAAGGGCCTCCGGCTTAATCTTGTCGACCTTTGCCGCGATTCCGGACAGGGTGGAGGCCCCCATGGAGTCAGCCGAGAACCAGAAGGGCGGCATGCTCTCGATCTGGCGCATCATCTTCTCCAACTTGTCCCACTCGTCCTTCTTCAGACGACCAGTGCGAAGTCGGGTGTTTGAGATTCCTGCCTTGAACGCGTCGAAGCGCTCTGCCATCTGATCATTGCTCATCTCGAAGGTGAACATCAGAACAGTAAACCCGTGAACCCAGGCAGCCATTGCCATGAGAAGCATAACGGTACTTTTGCCCGCCTTGGGCGGTCCTACGATGGTGACTAGGTGTTCCTTCTGCAGCCCCTGCGTAGCCCTGTCGATCGCGTGGAACCCTGTGGGAGCACCGAGCAGGAAGTCAGGGTTGTCCTGCAGTTCTCGGTACCGCTTCATGCGTTCCATGCCGGTCTCAGTGAGGTCGACGTCACGGCCTGTTGGGATATCTGTGGAAATCTGGTTGATGGCGTCCAGTAGCACCCCCACGGCGGTGTCTGGGTCGCGGGCCTCATAGGCCTCTACTGCACCCGACAGACCCCCCTCCAGCAGCGACAGAGAATGCTTCCTCTGGATCTCCTCGATGAGGAACGAGAGCGGCTCTGCTGCCTTGACGAACTTGTACTCGGGGAAGTCCATCTTCAAGACGGAGACTGTCGGTACCGCCCCGTGCCGAGCGTTGAACTCGACGATGGTGTCAAATACGCTGCGGTCCTTAGGGTCCAGGAAGAACTTGCTGGTGATACCGGCTTCTGCTACTAGCCCTAGATCCTTGTCAGCAAGGATGCGTGAGATCAAAAGACGTTCAGCGTCCATGTCGTCCGAGGGCTCCCATCAGGATTGGGTTACTTGGGTCTACCGCGTAACCCTTGGAGCCAAAGGTGAAGTCTGGATGGGTGGCAGCGGGATAGAATACCCCAGCCACATCGAGCCGGTAGTTTAAGGATCGAGCCAGCAGCAACCTATCGGTGTAGGTGACATGCCCTATCGGAAGTCCCTGCTCATCGATAAGGTCCCTAAGGGGGTCCACCAGTTTCGCGCCAAGGAAGGTCACCACATCAACGGCGTAGTTAAACCTTCCGTATGTGACATCCCAGATAACCCGCTGCAGTTGCTCGTTCAATTCAAATGTCCTGATGGCAGCCCCATACCGGTGGAGTTTCATCGCGGCCGAGTACTTCGCCCTTGCCCTGGCATCTGCGTGGATTCCCAGGAGGCCTTCGAACACCACGAGCAGCCGGGGCTCAACCTGACTACTTATGTCACCGCCGCGCACGGTCAACTCTTTTCGGTCGCTCGGATCTATCGGTCATCTTCCATCCGGCCGAACCCACACGGCGATCCTCTGTGGTCATCGTGATGAGCCCGAAAGCCTCTTGCACAAAGGAGCCCATGGACTCGTTGTACACCGCGTTCCAGTCACCAAAGCCCACGTTGGTGGTCATCAAGGTTGGGAGGGCATCGCGGTGTCGCTGGCGCAGTAGAAGATCCAACTCTTTGGAAGCGAACCCACTCGCACCGTCATGCTCCTTTCCAACGTCATCGAGCAGCAGAACCGGAACACTACGCACTCCGTCGATGACCTGCTGAATCTCACTCCAGCGGTCCTCATAGCCTTTCTTGTTCTGGAGGGACCACTGCTCTTTGCGCATTGAGATGTAGTCGGCATAGGCGACAAACAGCACTGGAGTCTCCCAGTTGTCACGTAGTTCTGGATAGGTGTAGTAGACCTCCAGCAGTGTCTTGGTTGCCTCCGTGGTCTTCCCGGTACCTGCTGCCCCAACCCAGGCCAGACCTTGCCCAATCCCCACCATCGGTGGGTAGTCAGCGAGTTCCCGGTTCTCGCTCACAAGGTGGTCGGACAGATGCTTCACGAAGTGGAGGGCAGCAGGAGATTCATTATCACTCTGGCCTAGGCGGAGCGTCTGCAGGCGCTTTGGAATCCTGCACTCTCCCAGGCGGATCCGATGTACCCGAGGGTCTATGCTGACGGACATCCGACCACCCGTCGTGAGCGCCAATAGTGCTCACATCCGCCGCATTCCATCTCAACTCGCACCGGGTCACCGACCTCGAATAAGAACGGGCCAGCGGGGAGGATCACGCCGCCGTTCACCTCGTGTTGAGCGAAGTCCGTCCAGCCCGACCCCTCGTGCGTCTCAAGGATCGACAGGTAGGTGCTCCCGCACTTAGGGCACTTGGCATAGGGTATATTCATGCTGCTGCCGGAGGAGTCTGCTCCAGCAGGTACTCCTCGAAGGCCTTGTTGCAGAGGACAAGAGCATGTCGCTTCTCGCGGAGAAGCCTGATGGCGTCCTCTGGTCCTAGGCCACCCTTGATCAGGACCAATGCGGAGATGAGGCCAGATCGATTCAAGCCAGCCTGACAGTGAATTAGGGTCTTACCCTGCTGCACACACTGGAGCGCATAGCGTACGACGCTTCCCAGTGTGTGCTCTTCGGGAATCCCCGCACCATCGTAGAGCCGGAACTCAACCCGGTCGGTGGTCTCGGGGTTCAGGGTGTATTTCTCCCACGGGTATAGCGAGACCACATGCTTGAAGTCGTTATCCAGCCGGACACCGTCGATGCAGCCACCCATCCAGAGGTTGCCCACGATGTGGGAGATCAGGGGGACGTCGAAGTGTGAACTCTCGGGGTCACCCCGGTCGAAGACAGCGGCGGCGTAGCCCTCGATGTGGTGGGTCTGAAGGTCTGCGGAAGGGGGTACTCTGTCGCAGTCGCGGTAGGCGCTCATACGGTTCTCCTAAAGCGGTTGTGGTGTATTGAAATGGTAGCAGGCCTGTTCAAGTCCAGTACCCGGGGTTGTGGCGGTTGGCCTCAACCTCTTCAGCCTTGAACCGGCGCTCCAACTGGGCATGGATCTTGTCCTGATTCGCCAGGAAGTCGCGCCATGCGTCGGCGGAGAGGTTTCTCCGATAAGATCCATGCCAAAATTCGTCGATCATGTCCCGGATGTGTCCGTCGCTGACACCATCCCTTCGCCAAGCCGCGAAGTTCTTTGCCATGGCTGCGGCGTTGAACCTCCCTGCAGGCTCCTCAGGGCCCGCGTCAGTCGCCTCCAGGGCGAAGTAGTCGGCTAGGGCTGCAGCAGGCCCTACAGGCCGCTTAGCACGCTGGGTGAGTATCCTCTGGCGTCTTGCATTCGCCCGTCCCAGATCTGTCGTTGGCAGCATCCCAGCGCCCTCGCAGGCAATCGTGTCGACGGGAGCCTCGCCAATCAGGTCGACCTCGAAGGGGTCCGTGGCCTCCGCCGCAGCCTTGGCCGCTGCTGCTCGGCGGGCCCTCTTGCTTTCCCGCTTGGGCTTTCCATCAGGGACAGCATCCCAGCCTCCGGATATCGCACGAGCCGGAGGCGCGGGCGGGAGATACGAAGTATCTCTGCTTACAGACTCACAACTAGAACTAGTAGTTGTACAACTAAGGAAGCCTGGAAATCCGTCTTCGGTAGTAGTTGATATATCCGGCGTGTCGCAGTGCTTTTCCCGGCGTGTCGAGGGGGTAGTTACTAGGTCACTTACCGAAGACGGGTTTCCAGGCGATATAGAACCTACCGAAGACGGGTTTTCAGGGCTCGGTAATGGGACGTCACTGACGACCGTTTCCCAGGCCCACAAGGAGCGCCCTCGGTCATCCTGATAGGGGTAGCGGGTCTGCCGGACATAGGAGAACTCCCGCAGTTCAGCCAGGGCTGTGCGGAGGGCGTCCCGCCCCTCAGTACCGTGGCTGGACAGGTCGGCTGTGGAGATGAGTGTCTCATTGTCATAGGTCAGCAGGAGGGCCAGAACTCCGCGCGCGCGGAAGGACAGGCGAGCATCCTGCAGCGTCGCTATAGGAATCACCACACTGGTCGACGGAGCGCGCCGGATCAAGATCACTTCGTTCATGCCGTGCAACTTCCTACTCGTAAGACACTTCAGGTCACTCTCTCCGTAGCCTCAGGCGAGGACCGGGGGTGGTGTACTGAATAGCCTATCGCAAACCGGTTCGTGTACGCTCATTTAGAGAAAGACCTTGTCGGCACACTTCAAGGCTGTGGTGGCCTACTTCTCCCGACAAGAAGGAAGAAGCCCCTGACATAGAGGCGGTAGAGGTTCTCGTCCCTCCCGCTGTTGTCAGGGGCTTCTTCGCATGCCGAAATCAGTCGTTGTCTAGCAGACCGGCTTTGGTCTTGGTCTCAACCTCCAGGGCCGTCAGTTCGACGCGGGTCTCACCACTACGTGGACGCCCGCGAGTGGCTACACGGATGATCCCGTCACCGTCCTCGAAGTAGGCCGTCGTGTCACTCTCGTCTGGCTCCTTACGGGGCCGTCCACGCCCGCGCTTTGGGGCCTCCTCCACTGCTGGGAAGGTGATGCCTACCTCCAGGGCCTCCATAGCCTCACGCACAGCCGTGGCCAGCGGGACCTCCACAAGGGGCTCACCGAGGGTGGCCAACGACACCATCTCAGACTGCTTGGTGAAGTACAGGTAGACGGACGACAGGGTTCCCTTGATCAGTTCAAGAGAGGCGAAGACCGGAGGGCGACCAGCAAGGACACCGTTGCTCACGATCTCCTGCTCGGCGCGCTGGACCTTCTCCTCACCTACTTCTCCCACAGCCTCCTCCCTTGCCTCTGCCAGACCCGCCTGGGCCTCGGCCGCAGCGAGGCGTTCCCAGTAGTCCGTGGTTGCTGCCACGGCTGCGGTGTCCCTTTGCTCGGCGGCAGCGCGCTCATCGCTTTCGATCTGCGCCTTCGTCCGGCGAGACCTCCGCGCAGGCTTGGCAGGCTCCTCAGCCGCCGTCTCGTCGACCAGGGGCTCCTCGGGCTGTACCAGAGGCTCCTCTGCCTTGCGGCTGCGGCCACGACGTGCAGGCTTCTCGTCTTGCGCGGCCTGGAGTGCTTCGGTGTCATCGGTAACCCCATCACCGACTGCAGCACGTCGGGAGCCTCGACGGGCTGGCTTCTCGGGCTCCGGCTCAGTCTCAGCCTTGGCGGCGGAGCGGCGTGAGCGGCGAGCAGGTGCGGGCGCAGGTTCGGGTTCCGGTGCAGGCTCCTCATCAGCGAAGGTCATGTCGTCGAGACCTGCAGTCAGGTCGACCACCTTGACATTTTCGGCCAGCGCGAGATCAAGGAGCATCTCAGTGTCCTCGTCCCCCGCGTCATCGCCCTCGCCCCAGAGCAGCACCAGGACGCCCTCGCCCTTGGCATGCGAGAGCAGGTCGACGATCTCGGCGTTGACGTTAACAGCCGGGATCCTCTCAACGGCTTCATTGCGGTACTCACTGGTTGCGTCGCTGTACAGTTCGGCCTTGGGGATGACAGCCGTGTAGGGCAGGTCCGCGTAGGCCGACCACGCCAGGACGTTCTGCAGGCCCTGTGAGAGGTGGTCCTTTTGGATCGGGAAGATCAACTCGATCTCCCGGTCGGAGGGGGTGGGGTACCCGTCAGCGTCATCGGGCCCGAAGCCGAGGTAGTCGTTGAGGAGTGCCTTGATGGCCTCCGGTGTCACGTCAGCCGGTCCGGCGAACGCTACGGTGATTGGAGTTTCAGACAAGAGGAACGCTCCAGAGCAGTAGGGGGTGCCCGCAACAATGCGGTTCTACGCAACCGTATCAATAACTCCGGTTCCGGTCAAGCGGCTAGGATGCGTGGTGGTTGCAGGTAGTCAGTCTTCCCGCCCTTGCGAAGATTACATGCCGCGCGGCTTGGCCGGATATTCTCGGTGGAGTGTGGGCCACCATTGACGAGGGCAATCACATGCTCCATATGGAGATCGGCTTTGGTCAGAATCTCTAGGCCGCAGATGTGGCAGACCATGCCGAACTCTTCCAAAATCGCGGCGTAGTCAGGAAGCGGGAGACCAATTGAGTTCCCCAGTTTCCTTGCCCGCCGGAGGCCGCAGGCCGCGTTGACCTTCTCAGGGTTATCCTTGGCATAAGCAACCTTGTAGGCAGTGATCTCCTCGCGGTGAGAGGCCTGGTAGGCAGCCTGGTAGGCCGCGCGCTCCTCACGGTGCACCACGTAGTAGGCTGCCCTCTTAGCCAAGATCTCATCGCGGTGAGTGGCACGGTAAGCAGCCATAGAGGCTGCGTGTTCCTCGCGGTGAGCCTCGTAGTAAGCAGCCGACTGAGCCGCCTCCTCTTCGGGATGGTCGGCGCGCCATGCTTGGCTTCGGGCAATGGTCTCCTCGCGGTGCTCCTGATAGTGGGCAGCGTCATAGGCAGCCAACTCCTCGCGGTGAGCGGCTCGGTAGGAAGCATTAGAGGCAGCCACCTTCTCGCGGTTCGCGGACCGGTAAGCAGCAGTAGACATGGTGTGTCCTTTTCAACCGCTAAGGCAGTGGAGGCACCCTGCTCCTACGACCGAAGCGTCTCCGGGGAAGGTGAGCGGGCGGCTTCTGGCCATCAGAGGTTCCGACTAGCAGGTGCAGGATACCCACAGCAGAGGCCGCAGAAGTCAGCATGAGCCACCAAACGGGGACGAAGGACCAACCGAACGCCAAAGCCAGGACGAGCCCGCTATGGGCCAGCGAGGGAAGACGGACCGGTAGGGTCTCCCTGACCATCTCCCACGAGAAGAAGGTGGCCAGGACCATCAGCAGGAGGTGGAACAAAGGTCAGACCTTCTCAGGTGGTGCCACGACTGCCTTGTACTGAGGAGCACCGACCTTGCCCAGCAGCCAGCCCCACCTGGGGCCAACATTGGCCTCCAGCCAACGAGCACCTGCGTAGTAGAGTGCTGTCACACCGACAGTGACCTCGCTGGTGAGCGCGTCGTCCGTGAAGTGCAGCCCGACCTTTGCCCCTTCGGCGACGAGGAGACCGACGACCACGGGGACTACCGTGCGGACGACACTTGCGAGAATCTTATCTTCAGCCATTGGTCAACCTTACTGAGTAGGGAGAACCCCGAACTGGGGGACTCCGGGAGTTACTCCCAAGGGACAATTCTCCGCCAGCAACTGGGAGATGAGGTAACTTCGGTTGATGCGATCCGGGTAGTAGAAGGACGCCGAAGCGTTCGCAGCCCCACCCCAGACGTAGTCCGGGCCGGAGGCACCGTCGAAGTAGGCGTTGAGGGTAGCGGCTTCTTCGAGCAATACGTCATCGACGTAGAAGACCGTTGGTGTATGTACTGCGTAAATTCTCACCGCTGCCTGAGTGGTCGTAGCACCAGCCGGAGCAACGGCAGTCGCGCTGATCCGTGTCCATGTGTTTACCGGTGGAGTTACCACACTCGTAAAGGTTGCTACTAAGGTATTCGTCGCATCGCGGAAGTAGTGAAATAGTGTGACTGGTATGGCTATTGTTGCGTAAACCCAGCATGACGCGGTGTACGTATGCCCAACAATAATTGTAGGATATGCGGAACCGCTATTGGTCGCGCCGTCGCCGAAGGTACCTATGGTGGTAACAGCAAGGGAGGCCGTTCCACTGTGAGCCCTAACAGTAGATCGGGCCACAGTCGCAGTAGTGGTTCCAGTCCATGGACTGGAACTAGTCTCAAAGTTCGGGTTCACGAGCAGGTTTACTCGCTTAGGAACAACAACGCAGTTAAGAGCGCGAGCCGACTGATAGGCGACGGGTGCAGTGGCGGCATACTTGGCGACCTCGAACTGAGCACCATCAATGAACTGATACCCTGCGTTAACCAGCCCTTTGAACTTCAGGCCGATGCTGGCATAGGCAGCCCGGGACCATGCCTTCTTGCCTCCGGAAACAGGGTAATCCAACGGGGGGGAAGCAATCGCGTAGAAGCGGCGGTAGCCTGACGTCTGGGTGACATCAGAGGTTGTAGCCCCACCGTTGTGGCTGCGTACCAGCACCATGGCGGGGTCTAGCGCGTTGATCTGGTAGTGCGCGAAGTCACGGAAGGAGCCATACGGCTCATTTAGGTACCCGTGGGCGGTTCCGTGCAGTGGCAAGAACCCAAAGGGTACTGAGGCGGTTTTGGTGGCCGGGGTTCTCGCTGCAGCAGCGGAAAGTAGCCGCAGCGTTCCCGTAGCCGAACCAGGGTTGGGGCGTAGCACCATTCCGCGCGCGCGCGCGGCAAGCCTAAGTAGTGAGGATCCTGATGCTAACTGGGTCATGCGTCCTTACCTTTGGGGGTGCTTATCTGGTTGCGCGCCTATCCGGCACTTCTGGGCGGGTCAGACGGTGGTACCGGTCGCGTCTTTCCAGACGGTCCCGTTTGACCAGATCGGCTTACCCAACGTGGTGTCGAAAACTGTCGCGCCAGCACCGGCGTACGCCGCCGTGATGGGCGTCGCGGGTGCTGGTCGTCATGGACGGCCAACCGTTGGTTTGCACCGTCCTCTGCCCCAGGTCGGAAACCGTGTAACTGCCGAACTTATGAGGGAAACTGATGGCGGTGTCACGGGCCAGTGCCGTTGTCTCCCATGCCGTGGTGTTGGTCTCAAACCGGCAGTGGTCCATCGCGTTGTAGTCGGCCAGCGCGGCTGTAGTGCTCTCGATGTGGGCCCCGACGGTGTTCGTCTCGATCTGGCAGGACTTGAGGGTGTTGTCGTTGGAGTCCACGATCTTCACGCCCGTGGTGCAGGCGCACAACCGGCAACCCTCCACCGTGGTCGCGTTGGAACCGCTGGCCTCGATCGACAGGCCGATGCCGCAACTGATGAGCGTGGAGTAGGTGATCCGGTTGTAGACCGCGCCGCCGTTGACCGCGGAGCGGATACGAACCCCTGTGGCAAACTGCTCAACCCGCAAGTCTTGGAGGTGAGCCATCGACACGGAATCGAGATCAATCCCGACCGTGGCCCCGCCGCTGCCGGGGCCGCTGAGTAGGAACCCAGACATCTGCCAGTAGTAGGTACGCACGCCGGGCTGAGCGGAAGTGAACACGGTGCCGGTGCCGGTGTAGTTGATCGTCGTGACCCCTGTGCCCGCACCACGAATAACGGTCCCACCGGGCAGCGCGTGGGTTGCTGCCGTGGTGATCGTCCCCGCGCCGATCTGGATAACTCCAGCATTCCCGCCGAGAGCGGTCAGGGCTGCCGTGATGGTCGCCTTCGCGCTCTTGGGGGTGAGCCCGTCGCTAGCGTCATCACCTCGCGGCGTGACGAACACGACCAGCTCGGCGGCGACAGGCAGACGCCCATAGGTGGAATTAAGTACCGCCGCCTGAGCGGTCACAGGCAACCTGGCGTCAGCCACGGTGCCTGACGTCAGGTTGCTGGCGTTACGAGCCAGGACAGCCTCCGCAGTGAGGTTGGTGGCGTTGTTGTTGATGCCGTTGTCGCGAAGGTTGTCGTCGGCCGTTGCTCCGGGATCACCAACGACGTGGGTACCTGTTAGCGCCATAAGGCTGCCTCCTTCAGTTCTTTAGTAGAGCAGGGTGTAGAGATCCCCATAGGTAGAGACAACTCCGAGCCCGTGCAAGGTAGACGTCTGGTTTACAGTGGAGGTAACGCCCAGGACTGATACCCCGTTTCTGCTTACCGTAATTGCGGTTCCTACAAAGTTTACCGTGATTCGGTCTTTGTCGGAGAACGGAGTGGAGTAGGTGCCTAGTGCTGTATACGTTCCGTTGAGGTTTGAGTACAGGGCCTTAGTAGTGGCCAGCAAAAACGAGGTCGCTGTTGCCCCTCGGAAGGCTACGAACTGAATTTGGTTGGTCGATGCGGCCGTATCGAACGTCGCGGATATGTTCCCGTCGGCCGTTCCAGGAATAGTAATCAGCCCCTCACCCAGGGGCCTGGCTACTCCCCCGTCTAGGTCGGAGACCGCCCAGGTCCCACTCTGCACCGTCCACGCCACTGCTCCCGTGTCCAGCGTACGCCCCACCAGAGTTCCATAGCGGCTACCGAACGAGTCGAACGTAGGACCAGAGGCGGCTTCCTTCTCGGTGTCGACGGTGGCCACCAGCGCGCCTAACCCATCGAAGAACTCTATGACTGGGTAGGCTGGGATAACGAAGCCGGTGCCCGCTTTGGCGTGTAGGGAAAGGGCGAGGTTGACCCGGTCGTCAAGACCAATGATCTCCCAGTTTACGTCGTCGACCAGCCCCCCATTTGGCGCGACCCCCATGACCTCTTTGAGGGCCCGATAAACCTTGCCGTCGAAGTTTACGAGGGTGTCCCTCTGGTAGTTGTCAGCCGCCAGCCAGGGTAGGGGCAGCGGGATCGGCGCACCGAACTTGAAGACCTGACCACGGTCTGTCGTCGTCTCCCCGAGGCGCTTGGCAACGGAACGGGCCCCAAGATCAGCAGGCAAACCTGTGGCGTTGGAGACCTTCAAGGCGTTGGCCGTCAGGTCGGTGGAACTCTGGAATGACTGAACGCCCAGTGCCAGCACCAACACAGGATCTGCAGCCCCGGAGTAGTGCGTTGGCTCCCAGCCAGCAATGGCCCCGTCTGCATCGACTAGGGTCCCGTCCGTGGTGTTCGCAAGATTCGTCCACCACGTGTTGCTCGCCTGCGTACCGGGAGGTGCCTGTGCCTGCCCGTACGCCCCACCGCTAAAACCTTGGGTCGTCGTAGCAATCGTCACCGTGCCACCGGTGAGTCCTGTCGGAGTGGCTGTGATCTCTGCGACGTTGATCCCCGCAAGAGTGCCACCGAAGGTGAGGGTCAGAACGCCGGGCCAGGGGCCGCCCGTGACAGTTACGTTGCCGACACCGATAGTGCTCAGCGCCTGAAGCGCAGCCTGAACAGTGGCAGCAGTTGCGGTGTAGGCAATGGCTGTCGTGGTCTGACCGGCGTAGGTTATCGTGACCGTACCGGCCGTTGCCGCACCGAGCCCGATCGTCTGAACCTCGTTGGTTGGGGTCTTGCACTGGTATACATAGCCGTTGAACCGGACACGCTCCCCGGACGCGTAGTTGAGGAAGATGGTGTACAGCGGGTAGACCGGGTGGGCAAAGCGTGCCGCATCGTCGTTAACCATGCGGTTCGGGCTAAGGGACAACTCAACATCCAGAGACGTCGTCATGGATATCAGCGACTGTATTTGCTCCAGCGTTCCCTTCTCCCGGCCGAGCACAGCCGCGCTGCCTACGCGCTGCCGGAAAAGCCCGCTAGGGGCTGAGGCCTCGTAGGGGACACCGAGTTGGTTAGCCAAACATGCGAGGTCACTGACGTGGTTTCGCAGTGGGTCGTTGAGAAACTTGAGCGAGTCGAAGTTAGTCTTGACAGAGTCGAGCCCCCAACCGAGGACATTGAGAAACTTCTTTAGCGTCTCATTCTCAATGGGGCTGCCGTTGGCGTCAGTTCCACTGCTCTGGTGATAGGTAGGCAGGTTGTCAAAGAGGCGCTGGCCATACCCATGGCCGACCACCATTAGAGCCGAGGATCCGCCTACGCGCTGCCACACTCCTGCCGACTTTACGAAGAGCGTGTAGTAGTGCCATGCTCCGGGACGAACACCAGAGTCAATCAGGCTGTGGTCGGGTGCTGTAACATCCAGCAGGATCTCTCCGTCAGTTTCATTGACGGAGTAGCCGGTGAAGTTCTTTAGGACGCGGAGGCCCGTCCATGTACCGCTGGGGCTCTGCCACGTAAGTGAGATGAGATCATAGCCCATAGGCTCGGCGACAATTGGGTCGACTTTGAAGTCAACGAACTTTGCCGTTAGTGGGAGGTTGTTTCCCGTTGCACCATAGAGAGACCAGTCAATGACGACGGGCCCATACTTCTCAGTGCCGTAGCGGGTGTACTTGTAGATCGCCATGGTTACACTGCTCTAATAAACGCACCGGACAGTCGGGGCTGCCGGACGATCTGCACCGAGCCGACTTGGTGGGTCACATTTACCTCCAGCGTGGTCCCTGCCGTTAGAATCCCGACCCAGGACAAGTTCCCGTAATGCCAAGCGATACCCTTAGACTCCGCAAGGTGGTCTTCACTTGTAAGAATCATACCGCCCCCAATCAGCATAGTCCGACGGTATCCTAGAGCCGGACTCGCTGTCCACAGAGCGCTGGCATTGACCGTGTACCATCCAGTCAGGCCAATCTTGAACCCATTGACTCCGTTGAACCACTTGAATGGATCACTGGTAGCGCTCGGCCGAATGAACGGAAGGCTAACTGACACCGGAGGATCCCAGTTGGGCACCCTTGTGCTACTGCTGGAGTTGGATGCTTGAAATACCGGCCTTGTCTTCCCATTCTCCAAATCGGCTAGACGCGCAGCAATGCTCACATTTGGCAGTTGCGGATTGATGCCTAAGGTTCTCTCCAGAGCCGAAACCTCGTCCTGCAGGTCATTTACGTGAGCGGCCATGACATCGTCGGTATAGTCATGACGGGTGAGGAACGCTTTGATTGCTCTTGGGTATACTGCGGACATTAGGAGGCCCCTCCGGAGGCAGTGACGACGAGAGTACCGAGCACAGGGAGTTCCCAGTCACGGAAGATCATGTCAGATGTTCCAGACTGGGCGGCGTCGGATCGTACGACAATCGGGATGGTGACGTACTGAACGCCCTCCACACTCATGATGGCCGCATAGAAGTCCGATACGGTAAGGCGCATGCCGAAGTCGACGGAAGTAAGACCAAGCATTGTGCGTATCGCCTGCTGGACGTTGTAAAGAACTGCGGACTGTTTGTAGCGACCGTATACCTGCACAGCAATTGGGGTTGCGACTGCTCCTACGTTAACGCTGATGAAGGCGGGACTAGAAACAGAGATGGAGCACCCAGTCAGGGCCTTCCCGGCCAGCACCTTCTGGACGTTTGAGATCAAGAGCGCATTTGGTGCTGCCCCATTTGCCCCGACCACGAACACGGTGACGGAGGTGAAGGATCCCGCGACGGCGTTGGCTCGCAGGACGCCTGGGACGGAAATGGTTGCGTCGATGAAGTCCTGAAGGGTAACCGCCCGGTTCTGCGTCCGGAAGGCGCGGGGTGCGTTCGCGCGGATCTGGTCGGTACTCTCCGGGTCAGTCCCAGAGATCATGGCACTCGACTTACTTTTGCCAGCGGTATCAAGGGAGATGCTAACGCCAGACACCGAGGGGTCGGCGATGTTTATTACCTGATTCGCGCCGATGTTTCCGACCGCGCCGCCGCCGATTCGGTAGGTTCCATAGATGTTCAACTGATTGTTTGGGATTGCCCCGTTGAGGCTATCCCCGAAGGAGACCCAGGTTGCCCCGGCCTCATCATTGAAGGTAGCGAAAGACTTATCATTGGCGTCCGCGTCAACCAAGTAGAGTATCTCGGTCCACTCTTCGGTCGTCTCGTTTCCCTGCGTGTCATACCCAGTAGAGACGAATAGTTGCACGGAGTCTTTGATGACTGGCTGCTCGTTAATCCGGTACTGCTGTGAGGCAAGGCCTGTCGACGTACCCAGCAGAACCTTTGAGCGTGTCTGGCCCTGGGTTACAGGGACCGTGACCTCACCTCCGGCAACAGTGATGGAGGCTTCAGTGTCCGTCTCGTAGACGATAGAGTCATCAAGGCTCTCGATGTAGTCGGTTACAACTGCTGTTCTGGCAGGAATCACTGCGGTCGCTGGACCTGGGTTAGCGGAGATGAAGGTTACGGTACCAACAGCGGGAATAGCACTGGAGGGAACATACCCGAGGAGTTCAGCGATCTGCAGGATGCTCAGTCGCTGGGTAGCGGTGGACAGGTATGCCTCGGCCTGTAGACGGTCACCATAGTAGGACAGGATGTCCCCCATGTAGGCGAGCAACTCCACGAGGACAACACCAAAGTCCCCCTCGGAGCGGCTCTCCCACTCGGGGAACTGCCTGCTGGCGTAGTCAAGCAGGGAGGCCTTGAACCCAGCGAAGTCCTTGGACGTGTAGTCAATCGCCGGAACGCTCATCCGCGTATAACCTCGCTAACATGGCCACCGACCGAGAGGACGGCAGTGTTGGTGTTCTTTGACAGCGACGATGCCGTAGAGGCGCTCTCCCTGCGGACGTAGTCCACGGTAATCTCTGCGACCCCAGAGCCCCCCGGGTGGAAGATGGGCACCACCCTCTGCAGGAACACCCCGGGCTCATACCTGCCCAGCGCGTCTTTCGCGCGGGTAGCAATACTCTCCGCCACCAACTCGTCATCCGGCTGGAAAAGCATCCCCTGGGTAGGCACCCCGTAGTCCGCAAGCACCACGCGCTCCCCGGGCTCCGTGCTGACCAGTGCGTGGACGTGCTGGCTGATCTGCTTATCTGGGTCAGTTATAGATGCAACGGACCCACCGGGGCCGATCGCGAAGGGGTGAAGCAGTTCAGTAGGCATGTTCCTCATTCTCCCAGTTCAAGAAAGGTGAGAGTTAGTGCAGGATCCGGGTCGCGGGAAGAGGCGCTCCGGGTACTCCAGTCCTAGGCTGGTCCGATGTCTTCTATCTTGATGTTACCTATGGTGGACACAGAACAAGTGCAGTGAACTGATCCGCCAGATTGGCTTAAGTAGCCTCCTTGATAGGTGTGCGAGCCAGAGGAAGGAGCGATGAGGATTATCTCAAGGTAAACAGACATCGCAAACCCAGCAACCTGTGTGTAGAGGTACGTGCCGCATATCTGTGTGCCGCTCTCCAGGATCGCCCCGACCAAGCGGGCATTGGCGACCGTGGTGTTCTGCAAAAAAAGCAACGCGCTAAGTTTGTATCGCCTCTTGACGCTGAGTACGGGTGAGATGGACAACCCGGTGATGGCCGTCATAACGGCACTGTTGGAACTGGCTACGTCAGTCGTGATCTGGGCATAGTCACCCGAGGCCCGCATGCCAAGCGGAAGGGTCGACGCCTCATCACCACTGAGTGACCACATCGGGACAGAGTTCAACTGAGCACTTGAAACGATATTCCCAGGTGTTGATGCTGGGAACGTAGTTGATGCGACCGGGTTCGTGCCCGAAAACAGCACTTCCAGGAACGTACCAACGCCGGAGTTATAGGCGCCCACACTGTTCCACATCGCATCGATGGTCGGCTCAGTGGTGCCCCTTCCTAAGTAGAACTTAACCGAGTCAACCGCTCCACCAGGAAGTGGAGATCCCGACACTATGAGCCAACCTCGCTTAAGCAAGGTGATCTTCTTCTTGGTGCTCTGAACAGTCTGATAGGCGTTCGCAACTATGGCGAGCGCTCCACCAGTGAGTCCGGTCGGTGTCGCCGTTATGGCCGTGGGAGTTGAGTTGGCGTATACCTGAGCAAAGTTCAGCGTCACGACACCTGGGAACGGACCGCCCGACGCAATTATGTCCCCCGGCGCCACGTTCGACAGATTATCCAGCGCTGTCTGAATGGTGGTCAAAGTAGCATCGAACGCAATGGTCCCCGTTGTCTGGCCCATGAAGGTGATCGTAATTGAGCCTGCGGATGCGGCTCCCAGCCCGAGGGTCTGGCGTTTCTGATACCAGGCGGCGCTGACCCAGTAAGTACCATCAGCAGCCGCAGTCCACTTGATCTTGGAGAACCTGTAGATGTAAGGACTACTCGCATTGGCGAGAGACTTCTCAGTAGTCCCGTAGAAATAAGTTCCATCCCACATCAATGTTCTGGCAGACTGCCCGTTCTGAAGAACCCATGACTCATTCACCTGTAGCGTCAGCGTCGAGCCAGCGAGGCTGTACGAGTAAGTGGTGTATGGGTACTTTGACGTCACGATAATATAGCGAGTCGCACCATAGTCAAATGTGCCGGATACAACGGCCACCGGAGCCTGATTGAACGGGTTGCCCGCAGCAGTGGCTGTGTACGTGGCTGAGTTGACACCCGCCGTGGTGTATCTGCGTATAATAATCTGGTTTGACGATGTGCTGGCAGCCAGCAAGTCCGTGCCATCTGTGCCAATGGCTCCACCAGTTTCGCTACTCGGGCCGAGCGTGAATATTAGACCCTGACCGACCCCGGTCGTGCCGTCGTACTTGTAACAGCACCAAAGCCCGGTGGAAACCCTCTGTGCAAGAACGTAGTAATACGCGCCGACCATCGTAACAGAAATTTTAGACCAAGTAGAGGATCCGAAGCCACCGTCAGTAGTAATGTTGGCTCCGGGGTTACCGGCCAAGTCGAACTGCTGAATGCCCACTTGAGTGGCTGACCACCAAGGGACGTGGAACTGGCCTCCGACGTATACTCCTCCGGTCGCTGCGTTGTTCGGTAGAACACCCAGCATGGGTATACCGCCCAGCGTCGAGGACACTGTAGGTATAGCAGGAGCCGACACACCGGCTCCGATTATGACCTGAGAACCAGAAGCGACCTCATTCGTGGTTCCGTAGATCTTCATGTTTCCAGCCACGGTCAGCGAATCCGCACTGACCTCCCCGTTAAACGTCGATGACGCCTGCGGGTCAGTCGGGAAGTTCGTGTCAATGCTGCCGTCATCGCCATAAACCCTCATCCCGTCCTGGTCGATGACAACACGCTTACCAGAAGCCGCTGTCTGAATTACCGGGCCAGTGATCATCATGTCGTCAATACCACCGGCCTGGACCGAACCTGCCGTAACAGAGTTACCAGGATTAGGTGTCGTCGTAGGCACGATGGCCGTGGCAACGCTGGCATTTCCTCCTTTATCGAAGGCGACCACGCTAACTTGCACAGGCACATTTGGCGTCAGGTTGTGTATCGTCCACATTGGTGATGTTGCGTAGGAGCCACCCGACCAATTGATGCCGTCATACGACCACGTGACGATATAGCCTTGAAGATCAATTAGGGCTGAATCACCTACGTTCTCGGTTGGGGCAATCCATGTAATCACCAAGTCCGCAGAGCCAACGCCTTCTGGGGTGAAGACGAGTGTTGATACTGCAGCAAGCCCGGTTGGGCCCTTTGGGACCGTTGTATCCCTCAAGCCTCCCGACACCACGGAATCTATGGTCGACTGAAGGGAGGTAGATAGTTGACGCAACCCGGTAGCCACGTAAACGGGCTTGGCAACATCCCCGCCTGCGAACTGAACCCAGACGGTCTCCCCGGGTTTGGGGACCACACTGGTGGGATCAGAGGGTTCCGCCCATTCACTTTCGGCTGTACCCAAAACTTGTGGGATCCGCAGCAACAAACGCTGCGATGAACGTGGGTCATTATTATGTAGCACGATTGCCTTGTACATTCCGAGTATTTGACTAGACACGGATGTCCTCCAGGAATTCTGCCACCCAAATGTTAGCGCCTCGCAGGGTCATGCTAATAGCATCGCTGGTGTTGGTCACTGGCGCGATTCTGTCGAAGGTTGCCGAGTACACTTGGTCGCGTTCCAGGGCAAGCGACGTCGTGAACATGTCCTTAGTCCGCTGGGCATAGGTATCGAACAGATGAGTGACTCCCCTAATAAGCCACAGCCCTACGTTGTCCGTAGCAACAGCAGAACCCGTAACATCAATGAGGTCGCCAGGGTTCAATGCTGCGTTACCGTTGATATCTGCCCGCGCCGTGAGCCACCCCTGTGTAGTAAGCGCCCCAGCGCCAGCCAGAGACTGGGCCACCGAGAAGTCGTCCACAGCCTTTGTGCTGAGCACCTGATGCAGCATCCCGTCGCCCGCAGTTCCAGTAGCATGCAATGTCTTTCCGGAGCGCTTATCAACTCCGAATACCACAGCCTGCTTAGTCTGGCCGGTATCTCGGGGCACCATTCGCCCGGTGATCATCTCGAAGTTGAGGAGTGTCGATATGGAGTTTCGTCCACTGTCCTGCCGGTAGGACGGGATCCCGTGTGACAGTGGGCTGCTCAGCAGGGTTCGCGGGTTGAAGAATGCTCCCGTCGGGCCATCAATGAAGAGTCGGTACCCCGTCTCCTGCGCGAGCCCCTGCAACAGGGAAAAGTCACTTATCCCTGGTTGCGCCCAGTAAGGAAGAACTCTAGGATGAACCGAGGTGATGGTACGCAGCCCATGCTCTCGGAAGACCCGTCGCGCCAAGGCTGAGGCGGATATGCTACGCCACGACCTAGTCTGCTCTTCATTCATGGGCCCGGATGTCCCTATGAGAACGTACTGAAGGATTGTCCCCTTGGTACCGGCCGTATTTGCTAGCACGGTGTGGTGATGCACATAGCCATACCAGGGAACTACAGAGTCGAAGCGACGACCGAAGTCAACTGTAGCCGGTGTCCACTCTGGCCACAGAGGCGTTGCCGTACCGGTACCGAATGTCCCGCCTACCTGAAGGTCTATGATGGCAAGGCTGTGGACCCCAAAGGCCTTCCGTATTTCGCACCGACTTATGGCAGCCTTTTGAACTTCGCCGCCAATCGTAAGGTACAGATAGGAGTCAGCCACTGGGAAGTCGCAGGATCGTGCCGACAGTAATCTCGGTCCAGTCAAGGATCTCAGGATTGGCATCAGCGATCTTCCACCACAGTGACCCATCTCCATACAGATCCGTGGCAAGTAGGTCGAGCCGGTCCCCGTCCTTCATGCTGTAGTAGGTGAAGGAGAAGCCCCAGGGGGTCTGTCGGCTAGGAACGACGGTCATCCGGGCCCCACTGGGGCCATTTACAACTGTGGTCTTAGAACCGCTGTATCTAGATCGGCTGTCAATCATCGTCCACCTCGTCCTGACGCCGCCGCCGGAGTCCCCGGAGCCCTCGGTGCAGGTGCCGCTGGTTCAGGTGCTGGCCCGTCGGGGGCGAAGGGAAACAACTGCATTACCAGCGCCACTGAACAGCGATTAGGGATCATCCTCTGAGTAAAGTGAGTGTACGTCACAGTCGCAGTATTGATCACACCATGGTAAGTCATGTCTCTTCCGAACATGGCGATAACTTGAACGTACTGCATGAACGAGCGAGGAGACGGATCTTCTATCTTGCTGATGTCGACCACAGCGGCCAGGGCTGCAGCCTTACCCGCGTCACCTGATTCAGTCGTCATAGGCTTCCCCGTGGTGTTGTGCCCCAGTGTAAAGGGAGTAGAGTCGCCCATAATTCCTAGCATCGCGTAGAGTGCCTTTATATCAGACAGAACACCAAGACGGCTAGCCTCCTTGCTCGGGTCGTACACCCAGGTTTCATAGGTTCGGTCGAATAGAAGAGAGAAAGAAATGGTCTGCGACATAGGCATCAGGAAAGTACTCACGTCCCCCGCGTCCATTACCTGGGAGTCGCCTATGACGTTCGTGTCAACCTCACCATGCCACTCTAGCCCCGAAGGATTATACAGGAAGTTGAGTTGTCGATAGTAACCATTGACCTTTTCCTTGGACTGAATCCTCCCCCGGAATAGTGTGCTTCCAAGGTCCGTGAAGGAGTCGTCTTTGGCTACCCCGAATATCCCTCGTATCCTTGGATCAAAGGGGGGGTTTGTCGTGTAGACGTCCCCCCGCTCAGGGCGGGGCATTACACACCCCTCGCGATGTCGGCAAGCCGCTTATCGTTAACGATAGTGTCCACAATCTGACGGCCAACCTTAGTACCCATGGAAGACGTTACACCTGTCCCTAGAATGATCTTTATCGACTCTTTTTCAAAAGTGATCTGCACCCCTTTGCCGCCCAACCCAGTAACTGTAGATATGGGGTTGTTCCCTGCAAGAGCCTGACGAACAGCCTCCGCCTGATGGGCTGGGATGATGATCTCGCCCTTGTGAACGCGCGCGTCTTGATCCACATCAATGTTAGTGGATCCGACGGCGTAACTCTTCTTCTTACCACCATACTGAGAGAGCGCAGCCCCGGCATACTTGAAGCGTGCTGCCATATTAGGGGTCCCAGCAGCCTCCATAGAAGTTTCGAAGTAAGATGTCGCTGCGTTGACATCGGTCATGCCCTTTAGTTTTCCGGTAACACCAGCGGCGTTCATCTCTTTCATCATGAAGCCTACCTGGGTATCCAGCGACCGAGGGTTTTTCTTACCAGCCCACTTGATCAAAGACGCCCAGCGTTGATCTACCGTCCACTGCATGATGCCCCGGCCTGGGCCACCGCCGCCTTGGTGAGAGTTCGGGTCGACCCCGGACTCCTGCATTAGGTTCCCAATGACACCGGCTGCAGCCTGCGTGGTGAACCCCTGCCCCACCAAGGTGTTGAAGACCTTCTGGGCATTGCCACTGCCTCCGGCAAGTGCCGGACCACCGTTCCCACCCGTGCCACCAGCAGCCTTCGCCGTGTCCTTAGCCGTGTCCTTGGTTGCCCCACTGCCTTTTCCAAACGCGCTGGTAGACCCAAGGAAAGACCCGAGTGCCCCGGCGAGCGTGTCCATCTCGTTGAGCGCGTTAGCAAAGAAGGCGGATGCGAACGAGGTACCTGCGCTTGACCCACTACCCGTTTTGGAACTAGCACCGTCCGTGTTGGCCACGGCGTCCGTCGACATGCTCCCCATCGACCCGAGGAAGCGGCCAACCGTGGAGACCTCATCCATGCTGAACGAGCGAATGCGGACTTTGGTTCCTGTGTGTGCCGCCTCAATGACCTGACTGGAAGAGACCATGAGGGCTACGTGGTGGGCTCCACCAGTCTTTGCGTTGCCACCGAAGAACACTAGGTCACCGGGCTGGGCGTCCTTTTTGTTCACAGGCTTCCCGGCTGTCTGCTGAGCCTGGGCGGTCCGTGGCATGTTGACACCCACCTGCTTGAATACATACTGCGTAAGACCAGCGCAGTCAAATCCTTGCTGAGGGCTAGTCCCTCCGTAGTGGTAGGGAACACCCAGATACTGCTTAGCGATGGCTATGACATTCGCTGCCGTCTTGCCCGAACCGACAGTTCCAGTGGCCTTAGCGGCTGCCCCGCTGGCCCTGTCCTGGCCGGTACCCGCGCCTCCGTCCTGTCCCGAACTGGCTTGATTATCCCAACCCTGGCTACCTGTGCCTTTAGACTCCATCTTGTCCGTTAGACCGAAGGTCAAGGTGTTCAGAAGGGCAGCCGCATAGGTGTTTGGGCCATCGAACAGACCAGACGAGCCTCCGTTGTTCGCCTTGGAAGCCGCCATCCGGGCGCTGTGCTCACCTTGGTTGAGTGCTGCATCTACTGCTGAGTAGGCTAACGCCGCTGGCCCAGCCTTCGCGGCTACCCGTCCAGCCAGGCGCGCGCCTGTGACAACCTTAGACACCAATGAGGGGCTCTCAGCGACGGGCTTTCCCGCTGCCCTGGCAGCAATCTTCTGCGCCAGTCTGACCCCTCCGTAAGTGACAGCAGCCTGCTGGACTCCTCCACTGATCTTCCCAGCAGTAGTTCCAACACCGCCACCCAGGAAACCTTGAGAGGCCCCAAGAGCCGAACCGGCCCAGGTACTAAGAATTCCGGTAAGCGCTTTGGAAAACTGGTCCAACAGACCCGTGGCAGTTTGTAGACCATCACTAAATGGTTTGTTGTTGGCGTCCAACTGGTTCATCTTCTGGCCCTGCTGTGCCATTTGGGCTTGCGCGTCCGTTGGTTTAAGTCCAAGAGCAGTTAGAGCAGCCTTGGCTTCTCTCCCCTCGGCGGTGGGAGCAAATGGGTCTTTGTTGGCATACTTATTCATCGTCGCTGAGTACTGGTCGTAGGACTTTCCCTTCAATCCAGCAGTTAGTTGTGCCCTCATCTCACCGGTTACTTGATCGGCTGTGTTCTGGTCCAGCATTCCCCTGGACACCATGGCACTAAGGCTCTGACCGAAGCGGCTCTTCTGGCCTAGTGATGCCTCAACCTCGGCGCCTGTAGTGGGCTTTCTCGCACTAAAGACCTTGGCAATGAACTGGTGTGCGAGATCCCGGGGGCTTACTGGTTTCCCACCCGGCCCGATGGTGGATATCCCGAACATGCGAAGGGTGTTGAAGGTGTTCCCCGTCTGCAGATTAGCCGAGGCTGCAGCAGCCTGCGTCTGGGTAGTGTTGGGATCCACCAACCCAGCCGTTCGGTTGTAGTTAGTGGCTGCAGCGTAGCCACTGGTACCGTACGCAAAGCCCATGCTCTGCACAGTTTTCTGGGCATTCACCACGTCCGCGCCACCGTGGGAGGTGAAGTTGTCCTGGAACATCGAACGGGAGCCGCTACCCTTGACGGCGGTGCGGTCCAGCATGGAGGTTGTGGTGTTCATGAGGACTCGGTCGTCCAACTGGCTCATGCCAGACGCCGTCACGTATAGCGCAGCAGCCCCCACAACGCGCCCTGCGCCTCGAATCTTGGAGTGTCCACCGTTTCCTACCGGGGCATCCGCATCGTCGCCCCTAGAGCCACCCCTAGAGCCACCTCCAAGGAGTTCGTCCCTGTAGGCTTTGCCCCGGGGCTGCGGTGGCGGTGGAGCGGAGCCACCACCGTTGGGTGTACCGGGCCGGTTGCTTTCGGCGTTCCAGTCCTTGCCAGCCCAACCGAGCGTTCGGTCCTTCCACCCGCCCTGAACCGGGGCGCCCCCGCTCTTCCCCTGTAGCCAGGTGCTCTTCCCCTGTGAGTAGGCTGTGGTGAGTGACTGGACACTCTTGTTCAGGGTATCCAGCGCGCGCTGAAGAGATGCCGTACCGAGGAGCGTTCCGGTTCCCCCGATGGTGCTCTCTTCTTTAGCCACTGCTTATCACCTCAGATGCTCGTGCGGAGTGCCATTTGAACCAGGAGAACCAATGCCTGCGTTCTCTTACTGTCAACCGGCGTATTTCACTGAGGCTCCAAGCCGGGTTTACTGCGACTATTTGTTCGAATTCGAAATATGTATCGTGAAGATTACAGACCGAGAAACAAATCCCAGATCGGCAAAGCGAAATGGACCTCCTGCTCACACGCGTCGTGCGTGTAGGTAACATCATCAAACCTCGGCCCAGGCTGACGGTCTGTGATCTCTCTAAGTAACTTCGCCCGATCTGGGATGGACAGAGCCTTTACCGGGCCGGTCTGGTTGGCTACGATGTCAACCGCGCCCTTGGCGTCAGTAATGCTGATGACACATAGGGACAGCAGAAGCGTGTTCTGTTCAGCCGAGTTCAGATCCAGCGAAGACGTAAGGGTGTCCCTATCGCTCCCGACGGGGAGCCGAACAACGGCAGACCCGCCCTTTCTAAGGGAGACCTCAAAAGTGCGATCACTGGACGACTTGAGGGAGCGAACTGGGATATCGTCTACTGTCAGCGTGAGGTTGTACTGCTCATTGCAGTTGGGACAGGTTAGGTCGTTGAACTCAATCTCGTCACCATAGGTAGCACGACGAATTTCACGGATTAGATAGTCCGCATCCCCGATCAGTAGGGCTCCCAGCATTTCCTTGTTGGCAGGAACTCCGCCAATGGAGACAGTTCCGCACGCAAGAATCGCATTATAGAACTTATCCATCCGGCCCGACTGACGAGCCTTACTGATCTGTTCCTCATGCATACCGTTCAGTTCCTGAACCTCGGCCTCGTATTTTACATCAGCCTCGTCCAGCCCAAGGACCAACCCTCCTGGCAGCCGGGTGAAGGGGTCTAACGGAAGCGTTGCCACGGGCTTTGGGCCCGCCGCTGACTCACTCTTGATAAGAGCCGCGATGTCAGCATTGGCAGCACTGGGGTTTTGCAGTGGGTCGATGAATTCGTTGTCAGCCACGGGTTGTTCTCCTGATTAGATTTCGAATAGGCTCTACGAAGTGAACTTGGCCTCAGTCGGCCCAATCTTGGCAGCCAACTTGTAGTCGAAGCCCTCGTGAGCGAGGGTCATCTGTTGGACCAGGATCGCGTTAGCGCCAGCATCAAGATCTGAGAATGCGATGGCGGTAGGCCATGCGTTGTAGACCTTGAACACTGCTTTCACCGGAACGTTCCCCTTGGTTACGGGGTGGTCGAGAACCTTGATCTGTATGTTGGCACGGAAGTCCATACCTGCAGTATTGATGCCGGTGCCCTGCTGCACGGTAAACAACTGCCGCATCCAGAGGAGCATCTTTTCGTTACCAACAATAACTCCTTTTGAAAGGGTGATGGCCGCAAAGTCTGACTGCCCAGGCATCTTCTGCGTGGTGGTGTTCATACCACCTTCACGATACGGGATAACCTCCGTATTGATGTTCAGTCCTGATACTGACATGAACCCCATACTCCCCCCGCCCAACGCTTTGTTCGGGTGGTGGATGTCTACGCGGAACTTGAAGTTCCTTAGTGGGTCGGTCGCGAGGTGACCAATGCTGCTCGTAGTTGCCATGATTAAGGTGCTCCTAAACCTTAGACATCCTGAGAGCCGAGAAGGCTCTGGCCGATGTTGATGACGATGTACTCGGCGGGAGACGAGAGGGCCAAGCCGATCTCGATGTTAACTATTCCTGCGTCAGCGGTCGCCGGGGGGTTGTTCTCGGCATCACACTTTATGTAGAACGCCGCTGCAGGAGAAGACCCCTTAAGCACCCCTACCTGCCACTGGGTCTGCAGGAACTGTGAGATTACCTGGGTCAAGTAGTCCCAGAGATCCTCGTCGTTATTCTCGAAGAGGGCAGGCCGAGAAAGTTCGGTCAATGCGTATTTCAGATAAATGAGTGTTCTGCGAACCGAGATGTACCGGTCCGGCATACTTTGCTTAGTCGTCCGCGCGCCCCAGAGACACAGGCCCGCACCGGGGGTGGTTCGAATGACGTTTACTCCGATAGGGTTGAGGACGTCCAAGTCGGCCGTGGCGTAGCGGAACTTGGGAGCCAGGGCCCCACGGAGCGTGGTAGTGGTCCCGGCGGGGGCCTTCTCGACACCCTTGACAGCGTCCGAACGGGCATACTGGCCGAGGACGAAGCCGCCTGGAGGAAGGTAGCGCTGTGCCCCGGGTACCGTAGTGCTGGGGTCGTCAGTGTTGATCCAGGGTGCGTACAGAGACAGAGTCGAAGACGCTGTCAGGGCGGAGCCTCCGGTGAGCAGCGCGGCCTGCGCCGCCGCGTTCGTCGCAGCGGTGTCAGCATCCGCTCCCTGGACGCCGTCGACAACTAGGAAGACGTTGCCCTGCGTTTCCGCCCACGCGACAAGTGGGTTGATAATCGTCGAGGAGTACACCCCAGGAAGGTTGACATCCAGAGGTGTGATAACGCTCTCCAGAGTCTGCGCGGCGACGGCGAGGTCCGGGGTGCCTGTACCCTCAGATCCGCTGATCAATGCCGCAGCCGTCTGCACTGTGGGGGCGTTCACCGTGCTGTACACGGCAGGCCCCATGTAGGTCACCGTGACGAGTGAGGAACCAGAGACGGGGGAGTTGACCACGTTTACTGCACTTCGGCTGTCTGCGGGGTCCAGAGACAGATCATTGAATCGCTCGACGGTGCTGCCCCTCGCAAGGATCAGGTCGAACCGGCCAGCCGAAGCCACGATATCCACCAAGATCGAGTTTCCCCACACACCTGGAGCAATGGCGGTAACCTTCAGAGTGTCTGCGGGGGTGACCGGTGTGGAGTCCTTGAAGGTCTTACTCGCGGATACAGCGTTGGAATTTACGCCTCGGACTACAAGGCAGCCGGAGCCGCCGTTGTTGAAGTACTCGTAGACCGCGTATGGAAGCAGGTCGGATCCGTCGCCGAAGCCACCGAACTTGGTCACATATTGGCTCCACGAGGTCACAAAGGTAGGAAGAATGGGCCCGCCCTGCTTGGTGGTTCCGACGAATGCCGCAGTAGAACTACCGGACATGTCAACACTCGGGGCGAGCGGGGTGAGCGTCTCATTTATGTAGACACCTGGGCGCTTGTAGGCCATGGGGTTGCTCCTTGGTTAGGTATGTGGTTCCTTGGGCTGCAGATAGGCGCTGCGAAGGGTGCGACTAATTGACTACATGGTTGGTACTTTGAGATACAGGTGCTGGTTGATCTGGGTCACTGCTACGAATGCAGCGACGGTCGGAGGAAGTTCAGTAGCGACGCGGACGACATAATGAGTCCTGTAGATGCGCTTTCCGTCAGCATCTTTTGCGGACTCGAATTCTGGGCCACCCTCAAGGAAAAGGCTGCGAACCGTCCCATCCTCCGGAATTTCCAGATAGCCGAAGCGCGCGGGGAGCAGTTCCTGCTGCGCCAACTGCCCAACGAGTTCGATATTGTGCTGCTCTTTGCGAGAGTAGGCAGTGACCGCGTAGTTGATGTTGTACGGGATCGGAAAATCAACGTTGTACGGGGAGGTGTCGTAGTCCTCCACCAGGGCATTCCACGCACCTACTGACTCTGGCGTGTACATCAGTCGGGTCTTACCACGGTGCTCTCGCTCGTCGTCCTTGAGGATGTTCTGGCGCGCGATGACGATCATCGGAAACGTCGCGGTAGCGAACTCGGTTTCGGGCATTCGATAACGACACAGTACAGGCCGCGCTCCGGCCCCCGCGTTGGTGTCGGACACACTGAGACCTGTCAACTTGGCCTTGAGCGCAGCGTCCTCGTTCAGAAGCCAGGGCATCAACGCCGCCCCCTACTACGAGCGTAGCGGAGAAGTGCACTAGAGATGATCAGGGGAGACACGGCGACAGCGAGGGACTTCAACTCTCTGGCCTGAAAGCCTCTTACGAACTCTTGCAGGGAGGCCGTATTCGCAGCATGTCCCGCTGCAATGTCACGCCGTTTTGCGGGCATGGTTCACCTCACTGATTGAGACCGTATAGGCAGTTGTAAATCTCTGGGATGGATCGCATTCTCAGTCTACGGGGAGCGATGAAAGTCAAGGTAATCGGCAGCGCGTTAGTCGGAGTACTTGGCGAACTGTGAGTCGAAGACCAACTCGTCACCGCGCACCTGGGTAGCCTCAATTGAGACGACGATGTCTCTCCTCTGGATCTGCCCGAGGACGTTGATTTTCATGACGCGGAAGACTTTGTTGTCGTAGACAATCCGGTCCCGAAGGTAGTCAGCGGTAGTCAAATCGGGGTGAGGGAATCCAGCCCTCTCATACGCCTTGAATCCCAAGGTGACGTGCAGGTCGTCGTTGTAGTAGAAACCGGTGTCGTTGTCTTCGTTACCGGCCTCCTCGTGGATAACCTGCAGACAAGGAAGATCAATTGGACCGTTGTAGACTCGGCCACCCTTAGTTCCTTCGTCGTAGATGTCATGAACCGTGGAGGACTCGCGCAGGAACCGGTAGTACTCGATGTGGTCTCCGTAGCCTTCCGTGTACCCGCGAAAGCCTTCTTCGATCTCATTGACCTCAAGATCCGGAGAGAATCTTCCGCGCTTCCAGTCGAGCCTAGACATCAGGTAGGCCCGGTCCAAGGACCGTGATGCTTTAGCCGATTCAGTAGAGGCTCACCATCATGACCGATGCCTACCTGCTCGCCGGAGACGACATGGGCAGGCTCGGCACCCCTGCGCCAGCGAGTGACACGGGCTCTCATGCCGGCTCCGGTGTCACCGTTGTCGGACTCACCGTAAGGGTCGGGGTCCATTGGCATGTTGTTGTGAGGATGAATCTCGTACACGCTGACGCCTGCTTCTTTCCAGCCCTCGGCGTGGTTCCGAGAACGCTCGTCGGTTGGCCAGTCACCAAAGCGGAGGAATTGTTGCTCGTTGAGGTGATCTGAGGCAGCCATGATTAGTAGAACCCGGCCCAGGCAGGACTAGGAATACCACTCTCATCGGCATTACGTTCGTCGATCGGGGGGAGCAGGCGCTGTGGAAGCGTGTAGTCGTCGAACTCGCGCTCCTTGTATATCGGGACCAGCCTGCCTGTGGTACGGGAAACTCGGCGAAGGGTGGACATCTCGATGCGGTGGATACCCACATTCAGGGCCGCGCAGAGGGTGTCATACTTGTCGGTGAGAACATCGATCTGGTTGCGCATCTGCAGGTACCGCTGAGACCGGCCAATATGGGTACCATCGGCGGTCGTGATGTCAATATCGGTGCTCGCATCAGTAGTCAACGCCCAGAGGCACTCGATCTCCACAAGGAGGGTGACCAACTGATCCTCGACGGGTGGAAGGTCTGCCATCGTCAGGGGGATGTCGACGTAGGAGACGAACCCCTCAACCGTTCGCATGCGCTTAGACACTGTCCGGCCGCTGGCATGCTGCAGGAACGCGTCGTTGATGTAGTCGGTTAGTTCCTCGTCGGTGAACATCCCGGCAGTCTTCCCGTTGACGATCAGCGTGGTACCAACAGGCAGAGGGTTGTACGCGCCGAACAGGAACAACCGACCATCAACCGCGTCGATGGCGTAGTGGGTAGTCTCCGTCAAGCGGAGCATGCCAACGTTATTCACCGCATCGACGGTGACCAAGGTTACGCGGGTTTGGGTCAGGTCGTAGTCACCCGCCTGCCCCGTACCCGTGAACGAGTCACGAAAGGGCTGGCCGAAGTCCCCGAGTTCTCGTCGAGCCCGGGCTACGAGACTCACGACATCAGCCATCTTTTCTTACCAGCCCAAGGCCAAAGACGCTGCCGGGAACTGGATGCTCTCACCGACAGCAGCCTGCAGCACCGTATCCAGCATCCACACGTATCGAACCTTCCCGGTCGTGCCCGTAGCAGCCTCCACAAGGGCGGCGTAGGCGGCACCAGAGGCCATCCCTGCCGTGAAGGGCCCGTAGGTGAACAAGGCACTGTTCGAGGTGCCACGGGGGCTCTGGGATGGGACCAGATGGGACACCAGTTGACGGGCATACCCGGCATCTACGATCTCGACCAGGGAGGCCATCGTCGCGTCATCGCCGGGATCCTCACTGAGCAGCACAAGATAGGTGCTGCCGGTGTATGTGTTACCCGACACCTTTGTGATCGAGATCGAGGATCCTGCCGACGTTGTGACTATCGCCGCGCCGTCAACTGTCGCTGACAGAGTCAAGGTAGTCGTGGTTGGAACGGACTGGACGTAGTAGGTAGTACCCGCCACCAGGGGGGCGCCAGTAGTCATCGTCCCCAGCACAACCGCCTCGTTTACGAGAAGGTTGTGGGCTGCTGACACCGTCAGGACGCCCGTAGTGATGGCTACGGTAACCGTCCCTAGGCTGGCGGGGGTCCACACGTATGGTGAGCGGTTGGTGATGAAGTCCAGAACCGTGCCAGCGAAAGTATCGGGCAGTCCAGGCATTTACTTACCAACCTTCTCGAACAGCCGAAGGAAGTGCTCCATCGGAAGATGCGCCGCGCGTCGATTGGCCGAGTCTTCTGGAACCCACGAGAACAGGACACCTTCACTGCCCCCGACACCGGGAACCGGCTTGGTATGAATGAGGTCGATGGAAACCTGGGTACCCGCAGGCACGGTGCCGATACCGGCTCCATGTCCCTCGGGTGCAGCCAGCGCGAATGTGTCGCCTGGCTTGGGCCTGCTCTTCGTGACAGCCACAGAGGTGCCTTTCTTAGCCGGAAATCGATCAGTGCCAGACGTACCCGAGTTCGTCAAGTCGGTCGTAGACATGCTTCTTGGCACGGTAGGTACGGCCCTCTTCGAAGTCATACAGGTTTCCGTGACCGACGGTCATGTTCTCGATCTTGGTGTTGACCCTGAACTCGCGAACAGGCTCCTCTACCTCAACGTCCTGAACCTCTTCGACGACCGGAACCTCAACCCTTCTCGGCTCGGTGAGATCAATGACCACGTTCTCTTTCTCCTCAGCCGCTGCGGCGTTGAGAAGAGAGATCTCTCCTTCGCGAAGACGAACAGCCTCTGCATTGTCGTCGGCCAACTGGGCCTTGCGACGGCCGGTCATATCGGCAGGGGACTTGCGGGAAACGGATGCAGCGGACATATTGTTCTCCTGAATAGGGCACGAGTGTTTTGGTCTTACTTAGAACAGCGTAATGAAAAAGACCCCCGACATGTGAGTCAAGGGTCTTCTACATGAGTCTAAGGATTCACCCTGTTTGAGCGGGCCTTAGGTGGCGATGTACTGCACGGTCACATCAAGGTTAGAACCGGTAGTGGTGGTCCCAACAGAAGTGAGGGACAGCGACAGAACGTCCCCGACCACAAACTTCGTGACGTCGGGTCGGAGGGCTTGGTTAGCAGCAGAGGAGATCAGGGCCCCGGCGAGCACCGTCGGCCTGTTGGCTGCCGTGGTGTAGATGGACACACCATTCTTGAGCAGGTCGCAGACGATGTTCGTGGTCGCACCAGCGATGGTCACCTGGGCAGCGGCATTGACGATCTCCCCGTTGAAGGGCAGCACCGCCTGATCCAGGAGCGTCCCGGTGGCGAGAGCGCCGAGAACTTCGAACTTAAGCAAATTTCGGGTATCGGGCATATCTTCGCTCCTCAGCGATAGTAACGAAGGTGTTTGGTATCCTAATTTGTCTCTATTGTGAGCGTGGCTTGGTCCGTTATCATCCCAAGGCCCCAGATCGCATACCATGCCAGAGCGTGCTCGCGGCCGAAGTCGAGAATACCGCCGTCGCGCAGTTCGACGGGGAGGGAGATCGCGTGACCGAAAGCGTTGTCACCGATGATGCTGGCCTGATAGACCGTCTTCGCAGTCGAGTTCAGAACCTGCTTGACCTGCGTGGTCTCGATGAACACGACGTCGTTCAGTCGGCCAATCTCGCCCAACATGAAGTTGCCGGGAGCCGCGTACTTGGTGACCTCGATGAACTCCGGGTCGTCACGCAACTTGCGGCTCTGGTGCGGGTGGAGGAAGCACACGTAGGTCTCGCCCAAGCGCGGGACGTTCTTCGTGGCCAGGGTCTCGACAGCATCCTTGGTGACCGCAGCAGTGAAGTCGAAGCCGCCGGTCAGGGTGTCTCGGGTCGTCGCGGCAGCACCGTGGTCATACGGGGACAGGCTGGAGATGGTCGTGGGAGCCGAGAACTTGTTGTAACCGTAGATGACCGACGTCGCCTGAAGCAGGGTGTCGCGAGCAGATCCGTCGAGGTACAGGGCCATGTTGCGGCCGAGCAGACGAGAGGAGGAGGCCATGACGTCATCGAAGGAGGCATTCAACAGCAACTCGGAGACGGCCACGGCGTACCCGTGCTCGGCAACGGTGATGGAGAACTGCGACGCAGACAGCGCGTTGGTCTGCATGCGAACGCCTTCAACGAGTTGGCTTGCGGCCCCCAGGTTGTTGTATCGCATGAAGTTGATGGTCAGCCCTGGCTGAACGCCCAATTCGGTCTTTTTCACGGCAAACTGCTCATACCGGAGAATTGGCATCGACTGGAAAAGGATCTCTTTCGACCAGATGACCTGAATGGCCTGACCCAGTTGGCTGTTGGCACCTGAGTACGCAGTCGGAGCAGCCGACAGCGCTGTGGAACCGGTAATGGCAGATGCCATGGTGTCTCCTATTTACGTTATGGTGTCCGGCCTTTGTCAGCCGAACATTCCGCGATCGTGTCCCGACTTCACTGCCGCGCCAAGCAGAGCCTGACGATTAGCGGTGTACTCTTCAATGCTCATGTTCTGGATGTCCTGAGCGGTGTACGTCTTGTGCGACGAGTCACCATCCATCGGACCAACTGGTGCATACCCTGTGGGGGAAACGCCTCGCGGTGTAACTGGTGGAACTGGTGGTGCTGTAGCAGCGGCAATACTTGCGAGAAGACTCTCAGTTGTTGCCTTTACTCTCACAAGGCTAGCGTCGATTTCTTGGGTATTGTTACCACTGACATAGCCAACAAGTTCCGGAGCAATTTCATTGGCCTCAACGGCCTCAGAAACCTTCGCCTGTGCGTAGTCACGAAGTTCAGTAAAGGAACGCTCCTTAGCGAAGGTCTCGCGCTCAAGCGCGTTCTGCTCCGCCATCGCAGCCAACTTATTCTCGAACTCGGCGCGCACATCGGCGACCAAAGTTTTCGAGTCGTTCTCTTCCCAGCGCTTAGCGGC